AGGTCTGGGTTTTGCTTGAGGACATCGTTCATATTGGGGAGGGCACTCTTGAACATACTGTTTGTCAAGTGGAACATCATTGCTGAACCACCCAACATCATGATGAGCTTCACTTCAGGCGCCACACTGACCTTGGAGCGGTACTTCACATACAGCTCTTCAAAGACTGTATCGTAGTCGTCGACATTCTCCATCACAGACTCAGACCAACCCTCCAATTGGATCTCGAAGGGGTTGTATCGCTTGTTGAGAAACTCCAAGCCAGTCACACAGGCCACCAACATACGCCGAGAGAAGCGTATGGATTGTTCAACATCAATACTGTAGGTAATTCGCTTGACTTCTGTGCGAAGGTCTTCAACATTGGAGTAAGCGTTGAGTCTCTTGTTCACAGCGAAGCCCTTCTTCTCAAGGCGACCCAACTTGTTCACGAGGTCACTCTTCTCTTCGTCTATGGAGCTGTATCCCTTGGAGGGCTGCTCCTCTTGTGGACCTGGCCCCTCGTCGTCAAAAAACATAGGTTCATCTTCACCATAGTCAATTTCTTCGTCTTCTTGGGGGGCTGCTGGGGCTGATTGTTTGTTTGGATTCACAAAGGCATCCATGGGTTCTTGGTATTGTTGTGGTGGGGGGCGTCGCACTTGAGATTGTTGGGGTCGTCGCGCAGGCTGAGGACGCGACGTTGAGATCTCAATTTCATCCATCAGGGCCTGTTCGTCGGCGTCAAGTTTCATCACAGTGGTACTCCCACGATCTAAGACAATTTCTTCGTCCATCTACTCTCTAATAGGAAACTATTCAATAACCTTTAACGCACTTTAGAAAAAAATATGTACATATATTATAAATGTTAAACCTTAACCGTGCTAACCGAAATGCCATCACGGCCATTTTCGTCTTGATCGCTTTGATCTTTGTGCTCGGCGCGATAAAGTCCACCAGTAAGTACCAACCCAGACCAATCACTATTAAGGTGATCAGTGAGAAGTCTCTCTTTGACCTTGAGAATAAGGTGGAATGCGCAGCGGGTTACAAGGATGGTAGCACGTACAGCAAGGCATTGACTCCAGGTGGCCTCTGTGGTGCCAGAGAATTGGTCAGCGACTACGCGAACTACGAGATCGAGGATGGAATCGGCGGATCTTTAATCTAAGCTAATACTAAATGGCTTTGGTGACTTCACCCCAGACTATTCCAGATCTTGACTATGAGTATCACACCATAACCGTTGACACAATTGGTCAAGACAGTGCGAATACTTTTACTTGTCATCTTCAGCAACCCCTCAAAAATGTGGTTCAGGCGAGACTTCTGGCTGCCCACATCCACTCAAATGTTGTGACTGAGCATTGTTATGTTTCCGTGGAAGAGTTGGACTCTATCTTTAGTGATCGTGCTTCAAACGTTTTGACTGGTCAAGGGCACTTAAGTATGCTCAGAGGTTCTTTTGCGAGTCTCATAACTAATAATGCCACCCACGACGCGGGTGACTCACTCATCACATTCAAGGATGACTATACAATCGCGACACAGTATGTGAATCCAATTCGACGTATTGATCGTCTTAGTGTGACTATACGGGACCAAAATGGTAACACTATTAAAAATTCAACCGAATCGGGTGCTAACTTCTTAGTTTTTAGATTTGTGTGTAGAAAACTAAACTTGTAATTTTCTCCCTCTAAAGTAGTATAACATGTCTTCGGGTATTGTTCAGCTTGTGGCAATTGGTGCTCAGGATGAGTACATTATGGGCAACCCAGAGATATCGTTTTTTAGTTCAACCTTCAAACGACACTCTAATTTTTCACAATCCGTCGAGAAACAGACGATACGCGGAGATGTGAAAAATAATTCAATGTCAAGTGTTCAAATTGAGAGAGCTGGGGATCTCTTAGGCTACATCTATTTGACGATAGACGACACAACACAAGCCCTCGATACGTCTCGATGGGATCTCCTCATTGATAAAATTGAACTTCTCATCGGTGGTTCAGTAGTTGATACACAGGATTCCATATTTACAGAAAAGATTGCGATTGATACTTTTGCCCAAAATGTATCTCGGAGTGCCATCGGTACACACCCAGGTGTACACGCACGTTCCTACTTTTATCCCCTCCGTTTCTTCTTCTGTGAGGGGCCACAGTGTGCCCTCCCTCTCGTCGCCCTCAACTATCACAATGTGGAATTGAGAATTCACTGGGGTTCCCAAGCGGCAGACTATAATTTTGAAATGTATGCCAACTACTATTACTTGGACAATGAAGAGCGGGGCAACATCGCGACACGCACACACGACCTTCTCATCACCCAAGTACAAAAGAACCTTCCAAGTGGCGAAACTGTCCAAGATCTCACTTTCAATCACCCAGTGAAGTATCTCGCATCTTCTGATACATCCACACATGGCGCTCTCACATCACCAACAAACAAAGTTAAATTGAGTATCAATGGTGTTGAACTCGGAAACTATAGATGGGGAAAGCCACACTATATTGATGTCATGAATTATTACCACACAAACTTTGTGACATCCCCAGATTTCTTCCTTTACTGTTTCTGTCTTATGACAAGCTCTCTCCAGCCCACAGGAACCTTAAATTTCAGTCGCATCGAGTCGGCGAAGATTATGAGTGAGGGGGCAGTTATCAATGACCCAATTTACGCAGTAAACTATAACATCCTTCGTATACAAAATGGAATGGCAGGTCTCCTCTACGCAAATTAATTTACCCCCCTATATTAAATGGTCAAGAACTTACCAGCAGTAGAGAGATCTACCAAGATTCGGTTTGGTAAGCATGTACCTGATTCCACAGAACAGGAAGAAAATACCATTGTCTTCAATGCAAGTAATGTTTTGGTTTCAACACCGTACAGTAACTCCGTGTATTTATCACCTATCAGGAATAGACCCGATTATACACCTCCAGAAGTTGTACTTCTCATGTATGATCGTAATACTAAAGAGATTACAGAATCTGGTGAATCTGCAAATGCCCTCGTTGGTGGTGCTACACTCGCTCTCACAGTAAATCGTGCTAACGTAACGTCAAATACTGTTCAGTTTAGATTTTCCGAGAATAATACGGGCTTTGTTACAGATTCAAATGTTGGGATATCAAACTTGTTACCTCAACATACAGTGAGTGTTGGTTCAAATCTCTACATTGATGAGTTTGGTTCAAATGTTTTAGTTGTTTCTGGAAATGTTGCGATTTTGCGGGATGTGGTGATCGATGGAAATCTTCGCGTTAATGGCGATACGACAGTCATTTATACAGAAAATACCGCAATTAAAGATGCTTTCATCGAACTTGGCCAAAATAATAATTCGGGTGATACCACACTTGATTTGGGTATTTTGATGCATCGTCCAGATGTATTGTCAAATGTAGTTATTGGGTATCGCGAAGGAACCGATGAATTTGCGATTGCTTATACAGATTCAAAACCAAGTGATAAGATATTCACACCAAAGATAGATGAAGATATTAATGTACATGTCTACGGTCTAACCCATGTAGATGCCAATATTTATGCGCACGAGGACCTCATTGTCAATGGAAATGTATACGTATCCCAAAATGTCTCAATTACCGACGAATTGACCGTCTCTGGAAATGTCTACGCCGATAAGGATCTTGAGGTCTTGGGGAATGTCTATGTGGATGGAAATGTTATGGTCTACAAGGATCTCCTTGTAACGGGAAATGTATATGTATCTGAAAATGTTTCTATTATGGAAGAGTTAACCATCTCTGGAAATGTGTATGCCCAAAAGGATCTTGAGATTGTGGGCAATACCTATGTATCTGGGAATATTTTGGGTACTAAGGAGTTAACTATCTCTGGAAATGTGTATGCCCAAAAGGATATTGAGGTTGTGGGCAATACCTATATGAGTGGTAATGTTGTGGCCTATAAGGATCTCCTCGTCGATGGTAATGTGTACGTGTCCCAAAATGTCTCAATCATAGAGGAATTGACTATCTCTGGAAATGTGTATGCCCAAAAGGATCTCGAAGTTGCGGGCAACACCTATATGGGTGGTAATGTTGTGGCCTATAAGGATCTCCTTGTCAGTGGGAATGTGTATGTGTCCCAAAATGTTTCAGTCACTGAAGAATTGACCGTCTCTGGAAATGTGTATGCCCAAAAGGACCTCGAGGTTGTTGGGAATGTTGTGGCCTATAAGGACCTCCTTGTCAGTGGAAATGTCTACGTGTCCCAAAATGTCTCAGTCACCGAGGAGTTAACCGTCTCTGGAAATGTGTATGCCCAAAAGGACCTCGAAGTTGTTGGGAATGTTGTGGCATATAAGGACCTCCTTGTCAGTGGAAATGTCTATGTGTCCCAAAATGTCTCAATCACCGAGGAGTTAACCGTCTCTGGAAATGTATATACCCAAAAGGACCTCGAAGTTGTTGGGAATGTTGTGGCCTATAAGGACCTCCTTGTCAGTGGGAATGTCTACGTGTCCCAAAATGTCTCAGTCGCAGAGGAGCTGACTGCCTCTGGAAATGTATATGCCCAAAAGGACCTCGAGGTTGTTGGGAATGTGTATGTGTCCCAAAATGTATCAGTCACTGACGAATTGACCGTTACTGGAAATGTATATGCCCAAAAGGATCTCGAGGTTATGGGTAACGTCTATGTCGATGGTAATGTTGTGGCCTATAAGGACCTCCTTGTCAGTGGAAATGTCTACGTGTCCCAAAATGTCTCAATCACTGAGGAGTTGACCGTCTCTGGAAATGTATATGCCCAAAAGGACCTTGAAGTTGTTGGGAATGTGTATGTGTCCCAAAATGTATCAGTCACTGACGAATTGACCGTTACTGGAAATGTATATGCCCAAAAGGATCTCGAGGTTATGGGTAACGTCTATGTCGATGGTAATGTTGTGGCCTATAAGGACCTCCTTGTCAGTGGGAATGTGTATGTGTCCCAAAATGTCTCAGTCACCGAGGAGTTGACCGTTACTGGAAATGTCTATGCCCAAAAGGACCTCGAGGTTATGGGTAACGTCTATGTCGATGGTAATGTTGTGGCCTATAAGGACCTCCTTGTCAGTGGGAATGTGTATGTGTCCCAAAATGTCTCAGTCGCGGAGGAGCTAACCGTCTCTGGGAATGTGTATGCCCAAAAGGACCTCGAGGTTGTGGGTAACGTCTATGTCGACGGCAATGTTGTGGCCTATAAAGATCTTAGTGTCACTGGAAATGCCTATGTCTCGGGTAATGTCAATGTCACGAAACAACTCTCAGTGAGTGGCAACGCCTATATCTCGGGCAACGTTGAAGTGACAAAGTCTCTCATCGTGAGTGGAAACACCCACCTTGAGGGGGATAACATATTTATTA